TGCTGCAGAAGTCGAAGTACGGGTACAAGTTCCTGCCTGCCTGGATGAAGGTGCGCGGCCCGCGCGAGACGAACAGCACCGCCGAGAAGCAGATGTGGGAGAACGAGTCGGGCATCGAGTCGCTGCCGAGCGGCAACGACCCCGCTCGTGGTGAGGCCGTCTGGCTGGCCGTCCTCGACGAGATGGCCTTCCTGCCGAACCCCGACGAGGCCTGGGCATCGATCGAGCCGATCACCGATGTCGGCGGGCGAGTCATCGCCCTGTCGACAGCGAACGGCGAGGGCAACATCTTCCACCAGTTGTGGGAGTCGGCGCAGCACGAGGACGACCCCTTCGTGCCGCTGTTCTTCAACTGGGCCACCAGCGATCGCGACCAGGCCTGGTACGACCGCAAGATCAAGCAGGCGCGCCGCCTCGGGCGCGAGTGGATCATGTGGCAGGAGTACCCCGACAACGCCGAGGAGGCGTTCATCCGCTCGGGCAACCCCGTCTTCGACCTGGAGATGCTGCGGCGCATCGAGCCGCAGGAGCCCGACGAAGGAAGGCTTGTGCCTCTCCAAGGGAAGCCGAAGGAGCCGCAGTTCCACCTGCACACGTTCGGCGAGCTCAAGGTCTGGCGTCCTCCCGTCCTCGGGGGTGTCTACGCCATCGGAGCGGACGTGGCCGAAGGCCTCGAACATGGCGACTTCTCGTCGGCCCACGTAGTGGCCGCGGGAACAGGGGAGGTGGTAGCCCACTGGCACGGTCACGTGGATCCCGACCTGTTCGGCGAGGACGTCCTCGCAAGTCTCGGGTGGTGGTATGGCGGCTGCCTGGTTGGCGTCGAGTCCAACATGCACGGGCTCGTCACGCTGAAGGGCCTTCAGCGCGCTGGCTACCCCAACATCTACAAGCAGCGCCGCGACTCCAACGTCGTGGCGAAGCAGACCGAGATCCTCGGGTGGCGCACCACCAAGGCCAGCAAGCCCATCGTGATCGACGGGCTGGCTGGTAGCGTTCGCGACCAGGAGATCGACCTGCGGTGTGCGGAGACACTGCGGGAGATGCGCACGTACCGACGTGACGCCAAGGGGCGGATGGAGGGCTCGCCTCACGACGACCGCGTCATGAGCCTTGCCATCGCCTGGCAGATGCTGAACTACGTCCACCTTCCCGAGTACCAGGTGGAGCAGAAGGCGACCCCGTTCACGCTCGACTGGTTCGCTGAACTGGCCGAATCGTCCAAGAAGACCACGAAGTTGGGCTCGATCGGCTCACTTTCGGTCAGATCGGCTGCGTAAACGTACCAGACGGGACCGATGGGCGATGACCACGCACTGCCCCTGCGGCCGCTCCCTCGACTCCGACAACGATCGACGTCACGGCCTGTGCTTCGGTTGCAAGGTTCGATCGCTCACGTTCGACCTGGGCCCGCTACAGGACCGCCTGTACGGCGAAGGCTTGACCAACCGCCAGTCCCAGGATCGGATCGTCGAGGACGCGCGGGCGCGCGGGATCGAGCCTGAGCCCGTCGGGAACCGATGGATCTGATGTGGACCCGACTTCCATCGCGCTTCTGCTCACAGGCATCGGCGGCTTCCTCACAGGCGCGGTTGCGATCTTCGTTGCGATCGCTAACCGACGCGCTCAGTCAGATGATGACGACGCTGTCGTTCGGAAGGCCAACTTCGATGAGCTTCGAGATCTCTACCACCAGGTACGAGACGAGCGGGATGCGTACAGGAAGGCCCTCCGCGACCTGGAGGCCGACATCGAGGCATGGCGACGATGACCAGTGAGTCGACCCGCTTCGAGCAGCACTCGCACCACCACTGGTACGACGTCCGCAACTGGAAGTTGTGGGCGGCGCTGAGCATCTTCCTCCTGCTGTCCTGCGTGGCCTTCGCCCTGGTGTCGACCACACTGGACCGCAACCAGAAGAACGTCCAGTTGGAGGCGATTCGCGAAGAGCAGTCCTGCCGCTCGAAGGCGGCGAACGCAGTGAACGTCGCGCTGACGTCGAAGGTCATCTCGCTCGGCGAGGTGGACGAACTGGTCGGCCAGTTCGTCGTGCAGTTGAGTACCGACCGCTCGCAGATCCCTGGAGTGGTCGCCAAGCTTGGGCAGGCCATCACCACGTCGAAGGTGACGGGCGAAGCCCTGCAGAAGGCAGTCGAAGCCCAGAAGCAAGCGATCGATGCGTGCAAGGAGCCCTCATGATCACCCACGTCACTGACCAGTCGTTCCCCTTCGACGTCGTCCTCACCCACCCCGTGGGTGACTACGAGGTCGGAGACACCGTCCACGTCGTCGGCTTCGACGATGAGCCCCACACCTACCAGATCAAGGGTGGGCGCCACGCCAGCGTCGGCGGAGTCTCGCCGCTCTGGTTCGAGTTCACCGCCCAGGAGGACGCGAACGAGGCCGACCCGACCGTCGACCCCGTCCATGAGGCGCAGCAGCAGTCGCGCCTCGACTCGGAGGCCCTGGAGGCCCAGATCCGAGAGGACGCCGAGGCCGTGGCCGAGGAGGTCCGCAAGCAGCAGGTGAAGGACGACGCTCGCGTCGCCCGCGAGGACGAGAAGGCGCGCCGCGCCGCGAAGGAGGAGTCCAAGTGAGCAAGGTCAGCCTCTCGAAGGAGGCGGTGCGCATCTTCACGATCGTCGCCGTCGTCGCCCAGATCGTCGGCTACGTCGTGACGGGCGCGCTGGAGCTCAACTCGGCTGGACAGTTGACCACTGTCGCCCTGCTGGGCCTCATCGGCATGGCTGCTCGGAAGTACGTGTACTCCGAGGCGACCGTCGACCGCGCCATCGCCAAGCAGGCTCTGGCCCCGCAGGTCAAGGCTGATCCTGGCGTCTGATGGCCCGAGCCCGCAACGCCGACATCCTCAAGTCCTACAGGGACCGTCTGCAGGCGTCCAAGAAGTGGCGCGAGACGGAGAAGTTGGACAAGTTGTGGTGCCTCTTGGTGGACCTCTACCGAGGGAAGCACTACGACGACATGAGCACGTCCGACCGCATGGTCGTGAACGTGTCGTTCGCGACGATCAACGTGATCGGCCCGAGCGTGTCGGTGAACCACCCGAAGATCACCGTCTCCGCACGCAAGTCGGAGGACGCCGATCGCGCCATCATCACCGAAGCGGTGGTGAACTACTGGTGGCGGCACTATGGCGTCCAGCAGTCCTTCAAGCGCGCCGTCAAGGACTTCCTGATCATCGGGCACGGCTGGATCAAGACGGGCTACAAGTACTCCAGTCAGCAGCAGGACGCTGCTGACTCGTCCGAGTCGGGGGATGCGGGCTACGACGGCGAGCCCGCAGACGACTACGCAGACCCGAAGCCCGACGCCACCGTCGAGGCGAACACGGTCATCACCGAGGACCGCCCCTTCGGCGAGCGCGTGTCTCCGCACGACATCTACGTCGATCCGATGGGCACGTGCATGGACGACATCGGCTGGATCGCTCAGCGCATCCGCCGATCGGTGAAGGCCGTCCAGCAGGACAAGCGCTACCTCAAGGCTGGCCGCGACAAGGTCGTGAGCGGTTCGTACGCCAAGTACGACGGCGAAGACAGCTACGCCAAGAAGGACTACCGCTCCGAGCGGGATCCGAGCGGCGGCTACGTGGACGTGTGGGAGTTCTACGACCTGCGTCGCAAGACGGTCTGCACGTTCTGCGACACCACCGACCAGAAGGACGCCACGTTCCTCATCAAGCCCGCGCCGTCCCCCTTCGCGTTCGGCCACCCGTTCGTGATGATCCGCAACTACGAGGTGCCCGAGCACTTCTACCCGATGGGCGACCTCGAAGCGCTGGAGCCGCTGCAGCGGGAGTTGAACGAGACGCGCACGCAGATGCTGAACCACCGCAAGCGCTACCAGCGCAAGTGGCTGTTCCGCGAGGCGTCGTTCGACCCGAAGGGTCGCTCGGCGCTGGAGTCCGACGAGGACAACACGATGGTCCCCGTCATGGGCAACGAGCCCCTGACGGACGTGATGATGCCGATTCCTGCCATCCCGATCCCTCCCGACTTCTATCAGCAGTCGGAGTTGATCGAGCAGGACATCGACCGCATCACGGGCGTGTCCGAGTACCAGCGCGGCGGGATGCCCGAGGTCCGCAGGACCGCCACCGAGGCGGCGATGATGCAGGACGCCGCCAACGCGCGTTCCGCCGACAAGTTGGCGATCGTCGAGGGCTTCATCGCGGTGATCGCTTCTCGCCTGATCGCGCTCGCGCAGGAGATGCTGACTGGCGACCAGGTGGTCCGCGTGGTCGGCGTCAACGGCGGGCCACACTGGCTGCAGTTCGACCGCGAGTGGATCCAGGGCGAGTTCGACTTCGAGGTGGAGGCTGGCTCGACCCAGCCGAACAATGAGTCGTTCCGCCGTCAGTCGGCGCTGCAGATGATGGACGCGATGGCGCCCCTCATCGGCGCTGGCGTGATCAACCTGCCGAAGTTGGCGGCGCACGTGCTGCGCGACGGCTTCGGGATCAGCAACCCTGAGATGTACGTCGACCCGATGGGTATGGCTGGCATGACCCCCATGATGCCGCCGATGGGCCCAGAGGGGTCTGGGGGCGCCCCCCCTGGGCCTCCCGACGGGTCGGGCGGTCCCCCTCCGCCGACGGGCGGTGGGGGCCAGCCGCCAATGCCGATGCCGCCAGCCCCAGGGATGGGCGGGAACATCGACCCGAAGACGCTCGCCATGCTCTCCACGAAGGTTGGCCTGGATACCCCCAACTTGGGCTGACGTACCAAAGTACGCCAAGAGTTGAAGGCCCGACCAACCCTTGAGGAGTCTTAGGTGCCCGAAGAGATCCAGCCAGAAGCCGCCCCCGTCGCAGACGGACAAGGGGCAGAGGCAGAAGGGGGCGCAGCCGCCGTCGAGGCGAGCGAGCCCCAGTACTTCGATCCCACCCCCTACGCTGACCAACTCACGAAGGTCGTCGTAGACGGGGAAGAGATCGAGGTTCCCGTTGCTGAGTTGCTTGGCGGGTACAGCCGCACTGCGGACTACACGCGCAAGAGCCAGCAACTCGCTGCACAGCGGCAAGAGCTGCAGTTCGCGAACGTCATCGCCGAGGCGCTGGCGGAGGATCCGCAGCGGGCCATCGAGTACCTCTCGCAGAGATACGGGCTCCAGGTGGCACCTGTTCAGCAGGAAGAGGAAGAGTTCCTCGACCCGCTGGAGAAGCAGGTGCGTGACCAGGGGCGCTGGATCGAAGAGCGGGCCAAGATGGACGCTGACATCCTGCTCGAACGGCAGATCGCCGAGGCGCAGCAACTGTGGGACGACGTCGACCCGAGGGAAGCCGTCGCCTACGCCCTCCAGCGAGGCTGGGAAGGGCGCACTGCGATCCAAGACGCCTTCGCGGCGCTCGCGGGCCAGCGTGTCCTCGCCGAACGAGCCGCCCAGCGGCAGATGTCGACCCAGCAGCAGGCAGCCGAGCAGGCCGCGATCGCGGCCAAGCAGAGGCTGAACGGCTCGGTGGAGCAAGGCGCAGGTGCGGGACAGGGTTCGACCGTCACAGGCCCACAGCAGGCCTCAACGATCGCAGAGGCATGGGAGATGGCCAAGCAGCAGCTTGGCATGTCCTAAGCCCCAACCCCAGGAGCAACCATGGCTGGTAACCCGAACTTCGACGCCCTGCTCGCCACCACGCTGGCGAACTACGACAACAAGCTGACCGACAACATCTTCTC